TGATGGTGATCTGGTCAAGGAAACTCTTGGTGTTGCTAAGGAAAAGCTTGCCAAGTACAAGGAAATGGCTGCTTACCTCGGCTCCAAGCGTTACACCAACGAGTCGATTGTAGACTACTTCACTCGTGTCTTCCCGGTCTCTGGTTCCAAGAAGGAAATCAGCAAGAATGCTGCGATCGCTCTGGAAATCATGGACCAGCAGCCTGGTGCCGAATTTGCTGAGGGTAGCTGGTGGCAGGCATTCAATGCCGTCACTTTCATGACTGACCACATGATCGGTCGTAGCTCTGACAATCGTCTCACCTCGGCTTGGTACGGTGCTAACAAGAACCTCAAGACCAAGGCACTCGAGACTGCAGTGGAGTTTGCCGATGCTGCTTAATGTTAAGAGCCGGTCCCCAGAATCCTGGGGACCACTTGCTTTTGTTCCTGAAGGCCGGTTCAATCAGATCCTCGAGAACCGACGTGGTTATACGAAGGAGATGATCAAGAACGAGGTAAAGCGGGCGAAGAAGCTCAAGACCTACAAGGTTACTTTCGAGAAGCGCTGGTATTCAGACACGTTTGAGATCCAAGCAGAGAGTGATTGGGATATTGGTTCTGCGGCTCGAGCTTATTTCAAGGAGCACGGCGATAAGATCGGGTTTAAGGAACAAGAACGTGGAAAGTGGGCTGGTGAATATTCTGGATATGATACTATCAGTTATGTAAAGGTAAAATCTGCCACGAATAAATAATTTCATGGTAGAAGAAAATGGTACTTACTTCGTAGGCATGCTTCTAGAAACCGCGGAAGAAGAGATTCTGTTCCCGGTAAAGTTCCATACGAAGAATTATAATGAAGCTCTCAGACTCACTCGTTGCATTACCTCTGGTGATCCTCGAAAGCGAGTAATGTTTGCTGATATCGATGAAAGGTTCTAATATGAAGAAGCTTATTGCATCCGCTCTTGCTGCTAGCATGTTGATCTCGACTCCAGCCTTTGCTGAGCATCGTGATCGTGGTAGAGATAGAGACTATAGTCAACACGAACGCCGTAGAGGTAGTGGTTGTGGCTGGCTCTGTGGAGCAATCATCGGTGGTATTGTTGTAGGTGCTCTTTCTTCGGAAGATCGCGATCGTCGAGATCGAGATTACGACAATCGATATTATCCACCGGATAATCGTTACGATAGACGCTATTGTGTTCGTGAACAAGTTACAGAATGGTATCGTGGAGAGCGTTATATCTACTGGGAAACTCGCTGTAACTAAGGAAAATACATGAAGAAGTTTATTGCTCTAGCGCTTGTCGCTCTGGCCACTCCTGTGGCTGCTCAGAAGACACCAGTTGGTGTTACCTATGATGCCAAGGTAGTCAAAGTGGCTGACGGCGATACGGTGCAGGTTGAAGCCCCTTGGGTTCCAGCTCCAATTAAGCCTCAAGTATCTGTTCGTATCTTTGGTGTTGATACTCCTGAAAAGGGATTTCGTGCTCAATGTCCAGCAGAAGATGCGAAGGGACAGGCAGCCAGTGCCTTTACAAAGGATCTAGTGGCCAAGGCAACCAAGGTTCAATATGTCCTATATGATTGGGATAAGTATGGTGGCCGTGTTCTTGGCGATATCCTACTTGATGGTAAGAGCCTTCGTGCTCAGCTAATTGCCAATGGTTTTGCTCGCGAATATTTTGGTGAAGCGAAGCAATCTTGGTGCAATTAATGGTTGACATTTAAGTCAATCTAGTTTATAAATAAGATTATCAGTTGTTGACAGGCAACAATAAAGGCGGAAAGACGCGGGTGCAACTCCCGCCACCTCCACCATAGATACTGTCAAGTGGCCCAAGGGAGATAGGGTATCTTCCAGCGTAGCAAATAAAAAACCCAAGACGAGAGAGCGTGATGCGTCGGTAATGGGCAGTATCTATGACGGGGGTGAACTAGGATCGATTTTCGTGTAATAGGGCGTCCGAGACTGATTGACTGGCAAAGTGCCACTAAACGTAAATGCAAACGATAACAACGTTGCCTTTGCTCTAGCTGCTTAAGCTAGCATTGGGTATGGGTTCCACCTCGAAACAGAACGGGCCCACCTCACCACGAGTTGTTCTAGAAACACCACGAGTGGTTGACATTTATAGATCTATGGTATATAAATAAAATATCGCAACGGAGGTTGGCACCTCCATTGACTCTTACAAAGCTTCAAGTCTTAGGGCTAGAGAGCAGTACCCTTCGGGTACTACCGACGAAACCATAATGATTTTGCATTTCCAGTAAGAGGGAAATGGATGGAAGATACCTTCGTTATTTCTTTTTGTATCTTCTCATAGCGACAGAAAACTATATGGCTGAGATGCCTGTAAAGTAGTCTCTGTTTGTCAAAATCATTTAAGATATGAGGATACAAATGGCAATCTTCGAGAAAATCGAGGGCTTCCCGCACATTACACGTATGGAAGGTTTCTTCCTTGGATTAATCTTTGCTATTATTATAGCTCTGGTTACTCACAAAGAACCTGAAGTTAAGTACGTAAAAGTTCCGGAAGTAAAGGTAATAGAAAAACCGGTCGTAGTCAAGAAGCCGGTATACTTAAGCAAATACGACAAACAACAAATCCAATGCATGGCAACGAACACTTATTTCGAAGCAGGCCATGAGCCCGTCAAAGGACGGATCGCGGTAAACAATGTAGTGATGAACCGCGCTAATGATAAGAGATTCCCAAGCACACCGTGTGGAGTTATCAACCAAAGAACTCGAGGCGTGTGCCAGTTTTCATGGAAGTGTGAGGGAGGAAAGCGAATTCGAGATTGGGCCGCATATCGCAAGGCCGTAGAAATCGCTGAGCATGTGTACTTAGGTAACTATGGTGACGTTACCAGCGGTGCAAAGTTCTACCACGCAGACTATGTAAGTCCAGGTTGGGGTAGAGTATTTGATCGTACAACTAAAATTGGTGCACACATTTTTTATAGAGGATAATACATTATGGTGGACGACGTTATCTTTCAAAAGACCATGTCGAATGAAAAGTTTATCAAAGAAATTGAGAACTTAGTGACGAAATACAGACTAGATTATATGGATGCCGTCGTCCACCTGTGTGAAAAGAATAATATTGAGATCGAAGCAGCAGCATCGATTATCAAGAACAATATCAAGATTCGATCGAAGATTCAGTCGGCTGCTGAAGATCTGAACTATCTTCCCAAGTCTGCACGGTTGCCTGTATGACGCCATTTGAGTCTTATAAGACTTTCCTTGCCGTCAAGAGTCACTTTACCACCGACAGCTATGACTATATCAAGTACAATGGTAAAGTGAATGCGAGCTCTTCGAGCTTTGAGACTCGCAAGGACAAGTACCAATTCTACAAACTCTCCAAACATAAGAATCCACTTCAGTATCTGGTTGCCAACTTTGTTGATGGCGACTTAAAGTGGATTGGTGATCTATTCGATGATAAGTCTGAGAAGGTCTATTCTGACTGGCTCAAGCGTCAACAGTCTCTTTCTTATATTTTTGAGCAAGACTTAAATAAACTGTTGACAAATTTTGACGACAATGTTATTGTAAAGAATGGACAACATCCATACTTACTGAAACAATACTTACGTAGAGAGATCTCGATCGAGACTATTATTATTCTGAATGATATTCTTGGTTTCTTTGGTCACTGGAATAAGAAGATCGAAGATGGTGTTCTCTGGCCTAGCATATATAAAAAGCTATGTAAGTATAAACCATTCTTTCATTATGACATGTTCAAATGTCGCAAGATACTGAAAGACAAATTTGCGGGTGATTGATGACTGAATATTTTCGTTACTCTACTGAGCCGGCCAATCCGGCAATGACTGCCCAAGCTCCTCTTGCTTGTTCAAAAGAAAATTTTGAAAAGATGATGGCTGCCAAGCAAGTCAATGATGGCAACTACTGGAATGTCATGCGTGAAGTGTTTGCGGCCGATTTCGAGAATCTTCCCAAAGAACGCTTTAAGGTCTGGGCATCAGTGATGTCAGTTCCCTTTATGACTCGAGCTCGATTCTTCGATTACTTTGCTGCAGTTCTTCCAGCTGCAAAAGAAGATCGTCGGATCCGTTATGCTCTCG